TATACATGATGAGCGCGGACGCCACTACTATTATAAGAGTTATAATCACTTATGTCCGGACTGTATAACTAAAATACGTGAATTTATATCTTCTATGGAGGTGAATTAGCTATGACATTACTTGAAAAATTTAAGAAAGATCATCCGAATGCGATTATGTGTGAATACGGTGTTCCAAAAATGTGTCCTTTTCATCTTGGTTACACAGAAGAGCCTGGATGTACTATGTTCGGCGATTATCCAGATGTATGCACACCTTGCTGGAATCGCGAGTACAAAGGTAAATACGAGATCATTGAAGAGTCTACGGACGTAGCGGATAAAATTAATGATACTTATGTGAAACTGAGAGAGTATTTCGACAAAGGCGAGAGCTACAAAATCATACGAGGTTTAATAAATGGAGGATGTTTTAAAAATGGCAATAACACTTAAAGTAGAAGACTACTGTCCGGAATTTGAAGCGGATATTAGAACCGAACGTTTATTTATTGACGATTCTTGCCCAATGGAAAACAACCACATTATATCCTGCTCGCATTGTGATAGATGTAGAGAAATACATAAAAGTATAGAAAGGACCATGAAGAAATGACTTTTAAAGAAAAATTGGCTATGGAGCATCCTGAAGCTATTAGCGATGAAGATTTTGCCGGGTGCAAGGATTGTCCTCATGCTTATGGTTATGATGATGGGGCGAACGGGCTCTGTGTAACAAATGGGATTTGCGATAACGAAAAAATCAATGACGAAACCTGTACAAAATGCTGGAACCGTGAGATGCCTGAAGGACCAAATTTTAAATATACTGGGGAACCAATCGCTAAAGCCGTTAATGTTGAACAAACTGATTTGGGCGTTACCATCACCACTTTACCATATAAACCACAGGTAAAAAATGAAGAACCTCGCATCCTCGACTCTGGTGACAGAACCGAGTTTGAGACTGGCGCTGTACGTGACATGAGAGAGGGTAAGGGTCGTTGTGATTTACTGCCGTTGGATGTGGTCATAGATTATATTGAAGAGTACATATCTATTCCTTCAGCTAAACCGCTTTATCCGATTTATGATTTTCAACAGTCTGGGGAGCCAAGGACATTACTTAGATGTTTATATTTATTTGCAATGGATCGACATGGATGGAACTTAAATCATTCAACAATGCTCCTTGAAGTCGCAAAACATTTCGAAGAAGGCGCTAAGAAGTACGGAGATAACAATTGGAGAAAGGGTATTCCGGTGAGATGTTATATCGACTCGGCAGTCCGTCATTACCTTAAGTATTTAAGAGGTGATAAGGATGAGCCGCACGATAGAGCATTTTGTTGGAATATCCTTTGTGCTATCTGGACATGTAAACACATGCCGGAGTTGAATGATTATAGGAAGGAAGAGGAAAATGGCAAGAGCTAGAAAGTGTGATATTTGTGATACGTATTATGATGAATATAATGCTCGTTCCAGAGACAAAGAACCTAATACTTTATTTTTCATTCGTAAGGATGTGTATGGTAATAACAATACCGAATGTGCGTTTGATTGCTGCCCTACCTGTATGAATGAGATATTCCAATATTGTAAATATCATAAGAAAGAGGGTGAGCCAACATGATAGAAAAAAAGAATCAGGAAGGATATCCAGATCCGACACCATACGAAGCTATTAGGAATGCAGACGCAGAAGTCAATAGAATTAGTTGGCTTATGAAGACTCTACATTCTGTTTGTAATTTGGCAGGTTATCAGATTGAAGGACGTGTTGTACTAAAAGACCTTCGTACTGGTAGAGTTTGGAGGTAAGAATCATGAGTATATTTTTAATTGTAATTGCGGTCGTTTTGACCATTATAGATATCGCAATGTTTAGTCGTGCTTACACTAAAAAAGATATTCCTGAAATGATATTTTGGGGTGTCTTATTAACATTAATACTTAATTAGCGAGGTGATGACTATGGGAGCCGTAAGACATAAAACCCCGACCCTATGCTTTAAATGTAATACCCCATCCCCTATATGTCCGTGGAAATACAACTTCACACCTGTAGAGGGTTGGGATGCGGAACCTACTAAAGTAGCTATATCTGGTAACGACAGTAGAATGGTTAACAGTTACGTAGTAAAATCTTGTCCTTTGTATGAGGAAAACGAAAGGAAGCCTGAAGAAAAAATAGAGCTTCCGAAATCCAAGTATAAAATAATAGACGAGATAATGAAAGCAAAAAGAAGAAAAGAACGAAAATTAGGAGATTAACATGTTAAGAAATGAAATAATAATTTGGATAATGATTGTATGGGTTATGTGTACCTGCATCATTGCTTTAGACTTGTACGTTCGTATTGAAAATGATAAAGCTGCAAAGCGAATGGAAGCTATTGCACAGGAGATGATGACATCTGGTCATATTTATACTACGCCGATTGGAGTTGCGCCTGTGCCTGAGATCGACAACGAACCTGAATCATATGTAGAAATTAAAGCTGTCGAAACTAAAACATATTTTGATGTGCCGATGGCCGAAGAGTTCCAGGATCATATTTTTGAATTATGTGAAAAGAATAACGTAGATCCAGCTTTAGTAGTTGCTATGATTGGTAAGGAATCTGTTTATAACGTTAAGGCTATCGGTGATGGCGGTAATTCACTTGGTCTTATGCAGATTCAACCTAGATGGCACTACGAGCGTATGGAGAAGCTTGGATGTTCTGATCTGCTTGATCCATATCAGAATGTCATGGTAGGAATTGATATTCTTGCTGAACTGTTTGCTACTGGTAAGTCTACTGAATGGGTTTTGATGGCTTATAATGGTGGACGTTCTTACGCTAACGAGAAGACCGCATTAGGTATAGTGTCCGACTATGCTAATACTATTATGACTAATGCGAGGACTCTTAATACATATACAGTTGTAAAGGAGGGTTAATATGAGAAAGTGGTAAAATAATAGAATTTGGCATCCAACTAACTTACTAATGGCTGAGCAAAATACATTAGAAAATCACAGTTAAAATTTATACACCTATTTCACTTGTAGTTGGGTGCCAAAAACGTGAAAACAAAACCGGGCTTTTGCCCATTTATTTCTGGGCTTTTGAAAATTTTTGCAAGTTTTGATTGGATGACAAAGCTTGTATGAGTGCAAAAAGCCCAAAAAAAGTGGGCTTGAGCCCGGTTTCAAAACCCCAAAGTGGGCTTTTTGAAATTTCAAAAATTTGCAAAAAAGGGCTAAAAAGGGCTATTTTTGGGCCAAATTTTTGCAAAAATCGACTTTTTGATTTTTTAAGCCCACTTACCCACTTTTTTTCTATTAATTACGTACGAAAGAAAATTTAAATATATTATATAAATAAGGGCACAAAAAGTGGGTTTTTGACCACGAGGTATTTATGAGCAAAAAAATCACATGGAAAGACGTCTATGGGCGTTTTAAATTAACATATCCAAAATTACACAAATCAGCGGTTCATTGGCATCCTCATAGTTTCGCTACAATACTTATATATTTTGAGGATGGACGTAAGGCGACTTTTAATTACGACGAACCGAGACTTAAATTTTTAAAAGGAGACTAACGATGAGTTATATATTTTGTATTGCACTGTTTTTAATAGGCTGCTATAAAGTTGAAGCTGCTTACATAATAGCTGCTAGTATATTTGCTGTTGCTGGTTCTATTGAGGTGCTGGCTACTAAGTTTACTAAAAAATAAATCAAATATAAACAGAGAGGTTTGTGGCTTACACAGCCTCTTTTTTATATTTTCACTGTTTTTATATTTCGCGTGAATTACAACTCCTTTTATGAGAGAAGAATACGATTTTTCTTCTCTTTTTGTTTTTATAAAAGAAAGGAGGCCCATCGAATGGCCAGAAGTTCGAAATTAGAAAGCGGTTTTCAAGATCGTTTGAAAACCAAGTTGGAAGGTTTGTTTCCAGGATGCATGATTCTTAAACAAGAAAGCATCCAAGGTATACCAGACCTTTTGGTTTTATACAAAGACAAATGGGCCTCACTGGAATGTAAGAAAAACGCGAGAGCAAAAAAACAGCCAAATCAAGAATACTATGTTGACAAGATGAATGAGATGTCATTCTCAAGATTTATCTGTCCTGAAAATGAGGAGGAAGTATTAAATGATCTTCAATCAACATTCGAAACTTGAGGGGTTGCATGCTCCGTTTAGTCCGAGTCAACCAAGTTGGCTTAGATATGATGACGAAAAAGCATTAGATGTATATGCAAACAGAAAAGCTAATGAAATGGGAACGATTCTCCACGCTTGGGTGAAGAGTACCATAGATTTAGGAATTAAACAACCAAGGTCTAATAAAACCCTTTATGCGTACGTAAACGACGCAATAGGTTTTAAGATGAGCACCGAGGTTGTTTTATTTTATTCTGAAAGATTCTTCGGTACTGCTGATGCTATATCTTTTAGAAAAATAAATGGTAGATATGTTCTTAGAATCCATGATTTAAAAACAGGCAAGGTGCCAGCAAAGATTGAACAGTTAAGAGTTTATGCAGCCCTATTCTGTTTAGAGTATGACATCAAACCTGGCGATATTGATATGGAATTAAGAATCTATCAAAACGATGATATTTTATATGACTATCCAACGGCAGAAGATATTTTACCGATCATGGATCATATAATTCATCTCGACAAACTATTAATGAAAGCTGATGGTAAGGAGGTTTAATTTATCATGAATCCCATAGCAGAAGATATTTTAATGCATTATGGAATGCCTAGACGTTCCGGACGATATCCATGGGGTTCTGGTGAAGACCCTTATCAACATGGTATGGATATTCTTGGTCGTATTGAGGAACTTAAAAAGAAAGGTTGGACCGAAACCGCTGAAAACATAAGAAAAGAATTTGGTCTAACAACAAACGAATATCGTATCGAGAAAGCAATTGCAAAGAATGAAAGAAGATCTTTAGATGTTGCGAGAGCTAAGTCTTTAAAAGAAGACGGATTAAGCTTTGTTCAGATCGGTAAAGAAATGGGTATTAATGAATCATCCGTTCGTTCATTGTTAAATGAAAAGTCTGAAGGTAGAATGATGCAGGCTAGAAAGACTGCCGACTTTATTAAAGCACAGGTTGATGCAAAAGGATTAATCGACGTTGGTGTTGGCGTAGAGCGAGAGCTTGGTATATCAAAAGAGAAACTAAGAGAAGCTTTATATCTTCTTGAAAGAGAAGGTTATATGGTTGAATCTGGTGGTATTCCATATGCTAACAACCCAGGCAAACAGGTTAACCAAAAAGTTATAGGTCCCCCTGGTTCGCAGCATAAAGATATTTATGATTATGATAAGATACATCCACTTAATGAAGATGGTTATGTATCTCATGATGGTGGCGACACATTTGATAAATTCGTATATCCAAAGAGTATGGATTCAAAGAGATTAATGATTCGCTACACAGATGATGTTGGTCCCGATGGGGCTACAGGCAACGACAAGGATGGTATTGTAGAACTTAGAAGAGGCGTAGATGATTTATCATTGAATGGTAAACATTATTCTCAGGTTCGAATCCTTGTTGATAATACACATTACATAAAAGGTATGGCTGTATATTCTGACGATATGCCAGATGGTGTTGATATTGTGTTTAATACCAATAAAAAGAAAGGAACACCAGCGCTTGGTCCTAAAGATAATACAGTTCTTAAGAACATTAAGAGTGATCCTGATAATCCATTTGGCGCATTGATCGAAGCTAAAGGTCAGAGTTATTACATCGACAAGAATGGTAAACGTCAGTTGTCACTTATTAATAAAAAGTCAGACGAAGGCGACTGGACTGATTGGCAAGATACATTACCATCACAGTTCTTAAGTAAACAGTCGCTCTCGATGGCAAAGAAGCAGCTTGGATTAGCAAAGGCTGATAAATTTGCAGAGTTCGATGATATATGTTCTGTTAATAACCCTACGGTTAAGAAACATTTATTGCAGAAGTTTGCAGATGAATGTGATTCAGCAGCCGTGCATTTAAAAGCCGCCGCTCTACCTGGACAGAAGTACCATGTAATCATACCAGTAAACACATTAAAGGATAATGAAGTATATGCTCCGCAATATAAGAATGGCGATAAACTAGCATTGGTTCGTTATCCACATGGTGGTACTTTCGAAATACCCATACTCACTGTTAATAATAAACATGCCTCTGCTAAGAAAATAATAGGCACTGATAGTATGGATGCTGTTGGTATTAATAAGAAAATCGCAGATAGATTATCTGGTGCCGACTTCGATGGTGACACAGTTATGTGTATTCCAACACATGATAAGATGGGTAAGGTAAAAGTCACATCAACCAAACCACTTAAAGATCTTGAAGGGTTCGATCCTAAATTAGAGTATGGACCGGAGACCTATAAAGGTAAAAAGATCAAGCTCATGAAAGCTACAGGTACAGAGATGGGCAAGATCTCCAACCTGATCACAGATATGACTCTTGCTGGTGCTACTCCCGATGAATTAGCAAGGGCTGTAAGACACAGTATGGTTGTTATTGATGCCGAAAAGCATGGGCTGGATTATAAGAGAAGTGAGCAGGATAATGGTATAGCATCTCTTAGGAGGAAGTACCAGGCTAAAGTAAATGCTGATGGTAAAGAAACTTATGGTGGCGCATCTACTATCATCTCTCGTAGTAAAGGTGAACTCACCGTCGATAAAAGACAAGGCAGCCCTAAGATAAACATTAAGGGTACTAAAGACTATGACCCTTCTCGTCCAGAGGGCGCCCTTCTTTGGAAGACCGCGGATGATGTTGAATATACAGTGACCCGTACTAATAAAAAGACAGGGGAGGTCATCACAACCACTAAGAGAAAGCATCAAAAGAGTACCCGTATGGCGGAGACTGATGACGCGTATACCCTGGTTTCTAAAAATAAGAACCCCATGGAATTGTTATACGCCGACTACGCTAATGATATGAAGTCCCTAGCTAACACTGCTCGTAAAGAAATGGTATCTACTAAAAAGATACCTTACTCAGCAACTGCTAAGAAAACGTATCAAAAAGAAGTAGACAGTCTGAATTCTAAGTTAAATGACGCACTAAAGAACGCTCCTCGTGAACGTGCTGCACAGCGTATGACTCAGGCCGATATGAAAAAGAAAGAAGCATCCAATCCTAACATGAAGACTGGTGATAAAAAGAAAGCCAGCCAACAGTCATTGAATGCTAATAGATCGGCAGTTGGTTCTGTATCCAGACGTCAAAGAAACATAGCAATAACTGATAGAGAATGGGAAGCTATACAAGCTGGTGCTATAAGCGAGAGCAAGCTTAAACAAATACTTAATAATACAGACATAAAGGTTATTAGAGAAAAGTCAACACCAAGAACTTCTACAACTTTAAGCTCTGCAAAAGTAAACAAAATCAAATCAATGCGTAATTCTAATTATTCTATTAGTGAAATAGCTAACGCGCTTGGCGTCTCGCCGTCTACTATTTCTAAGTATCTTTAATGAAAGGAGCAAAGTTAACAACGTTAATCGACGAGTCAAGTATCTATCATACATTGATATACATTAATCAACATTAATGTTAATGAATTTAAAAGTATTAAAAGATTAATAAAACTTTTATTGTCATTTAAACATTAACGTTGATAATAATACAATTACATAATTTTATACTTATTAAATTACGATTAACATTGTTAAATACATAACAATATGACAAACAAACAGTCAGAAATAGATAAAACAACAAATGATTATGAATACATGTTGTCTACGTCTGATAATCCATATGATTATTTCGAAAACTTTAAAGAATGGTATCAGTTCGACATCGAAAAAGGATATAACTCGTGCTCCTACTTAGCTAGAATAGCGGACATTCCCGAGAATTGTTCAAGCGCTGAAGAAAATGCTGAAATAGAAAGAGCGATTGATGAGATTATAAAATACGATTTTACAAATAATCGTATAAAAATAAGAAGGAAAATTAAAAAACCTTCTGATGAAGAACAAAATCAACATGAAACCACAAATGAAACTGAATAGTAGTATCTAAAAACAAAAACACACCGGACTGAAATTTAAATTGATAGGAGGGGGGGTCTCGAAAAATCACACCCCCTCCCCACATCGCGCCGGTCCTAAAAAATTCTCCGGGGGATTTTTTGGTAAAAGCATTTATATTTTCCTGACGTTTAGGTGAGCTTGCAAGGCCAGTCCTTTTCCTTTCTCTTCTCCTTTCGGATTAAGGATAGATCGGCTTTGCAGGTTCTTTTAAGCGCCAGGAAAGTATATGCAAAACATTGTAAAAGTCCTAAGAAGCATTCAGTGAGTACCGTATATTTGGTCGAAAGGAGGCGGTAAGGCTGAAAAAAGCAAAGGTAACTAGTTCAAAAGAATCCAAACCAAGAAGAAGGCCAGCTTTGACACCAGAAGCTAGAGAGAAACAGATCATATCCGCCGCGATGAATCTTGCCGAAGAGCAAATATTAGACGGTACAGCCTCTTCTCAGGTTATAACGCACTTTTTAAAGTTAGGTTCAACAACGGCGAAGCTCGAAAAAGAAAAAGCTGAAGGTGAACTTGAACTATTAAGAGCAAAAGTAAAGCAATTGGAATCGCAAGCTCATAGTGAAGAACTCTACGCCAATGCAATTAAGGCGTTTCAGCGTTATAGCGGTAATGGTGGTGAAGAAGATGAAGATCAGGACTTATTCTGAGTTAATCACGTTCCCGACATTCGAAGAGCGTTTTCGATATTTACAACTTAAAGGTCGAGTCGGAGATGAGACTTTTGGATTTGATAGATATCTAAATCAATTGTTTTACAATTCACGAGAGTGGCGAGATCTACGAAACGAAGTCATAGTTCGAGATCACGGATGTGATTTGGGAATTGAAGATCGTGTGATTTATGGAAGAGTTATGATTCATCACATGAATCCTATAAGTGTTGATGATATTTTGAAACGAAGCGATTTCCTATTAAATCCCGAGTATTTGATTTCTACAATCAGTACCACACATAATGCTATTCATTACGGCGATGAAAGTCTGTTATTTCAAGCGCCTATTGAAAGAAGAAAAAACGACACATGTCCATGGCGACAAATCTAAAAGGAGGAATGAACATGGCAGCTAAGAAAAAGACCAAGGTTGAAGAACCTGTAGTTGAATCTGTACAGGAAGAACTTAAAGAGGTTGTTGAAACCGTAAAGGAAGAACCCGCAGTTTCATTTGGCGTGGTTTCGGACTGTTCTAGACTCAACGTTCGCAAGAAGCCGAATATTAAGGCTAAGGTTGTATCTGTAATCACGGATAAAACAAAGGTAAGAATTGACAACGTTGCATCTAACGATGAATGGTGCAAAGTTTATGTTAAGCCTGAAATAGAAGGTTATTGCATGCGAAAGTATCTGACTATTCAGTAAATGGGGTGTCGGTATGGACAGCATATTAACCTCAATTAAAAAACTGCTCGGTATTGATGAAGACTATAAACAGTTCGACATGGATATTATCATACTCATTAATACTAGTCTCGGAGTCTTGCAGCAGCTAGGAGTCGGACCGGAAGAAGGTTATTCAATAACGAGTAAAGATGAAACCTGGGATGAGTTCCTCGGGGAATCAGCAAAACTTTTAGAAATGGTGAAGACATATGTCTATATTAAGGTTAAATTAGCCTTTGATTCGGATAGCATGAGTGGATCTGTTTTAGATGCACATAAAAGTCTAGCTGACGAATACGAGTGGCGAATTTGCACCCAGGTAGAATTAATGAAAAAGGAGGGATAATCAATGGATCACATTCACGGTTCATACGAAAGTACAAATCGTTTTCGAATTAACCCTTTTAGCAGACAAATTATAAACGAGTCTGAAATGGACATCGCTATTTCTCAGTATGACCATAACAGCGAACGCTTTATATTTGAGCTTCCTAAAGTGGTCGAAGAACACAATATGACGCTTTGTAGCGCAATACGAATTCACTACATAAATGCCGGAAGTAACGGTAAAGCGATAAAAGGTATGTTTGAAGTGTCTGACCTCGCAGTAAGTGAAGACGACGAGGAAGTTGTCACATTTAGCTGGTTGCTTTCGAGAAATGCTACATCTCTCGATGGCGTTCTCAGCTTCGCGATCCAGTTCGTTTGTACAACTGACGGCGAAGTCGACTATTCCTGGAGCACGCTTCCTTACAAGTCTATCAAAGTTTCTGAAACTTATGACAATTCGGAAGACATAATTGAAGAGGATTATTCCGATATTCTCGAACAGTGGAAGGAAGAACTCTTTGCTAGTTTCGAAAACTTCTCGATGGATGATTATTACACCAAGGATGAGACCGAATCGGTTATTAAAACAGCCGTAAATGAAGTCGACAACAAGGCGGAATCATTGCTTTGTCTATTCGACAAAAAAGGCGGCAACAACATACTTAACCCTGAAAATAGCGCGAGCGGTTATTATGACGATTCACTTAATCCGATT